CTAAATTTTATAAAATATCACCAAAATGGAAAAAGTCCATTTATGAATACAATATATACAAAGATGAAAAAAAAGGTATTTCTTTTAACACAGAAGATATGTATCGTTGGGGTCATTGTATTTTAAAAGTTGAAAATGATGAAGAACTATCAGATATTATTGGGGATAAAGATGACAGTTATAATGAATTTGATTTTGACCATACAATGGTAGAAGACCAAGAAGTTGATGACCAATGCTCTTTTTATTTTCAGAATTGTAAAGGTATCCTAGAAGAAGAATTAGATGAAAAATATGAAGAAGATGGATATGAATACTTAGAAAAAAATTATGGTGACCCTACAGATTTTTGGACAATATATCAAGGCGAATTAGATGTAACAGATGTAACAGATGAATGGACTAAATGATATTAGTTGATTTAAACCAAGTATTAATTTCAAATTTAATGGCACAGACACGTGGTAAATCAGATGTCAAGCCAAATAAAGAAATGATACGACATATGGTAATCAACTCATTAAGAGGTTTTAATCTTAAATTTAAAGAAGACTATGGTAAAATGGTCTTATGCTCAGACGCTGGTAATCCTTGGCGTAGAGATTTCTTTCCTAATTATAAACACGCCAGACGAAAAGGTAGAGTTGACTCTGCTACAGATTGGGACTACATATTTACAGTTATTACGGAGATAAAAAATGAAATCGCTGAAAACTTTCCTTATGTTGTTATGTACGTTGAAAGGTGCGAAGCTGATGATATTATTGCTACTTTGGTTAAGCATTATAATACTACTGAGTCTATAATGATTATATCAGGTGACAAAGACTTTATACAATTACAAAGATATAATAATGTTAAGCAATACTCACCTATTCAAAAGAAGTTTGTTGAAGATAGTGACCCTATAAAATTCTTACAGGAACAGATTATTAAAGGAGATAGGTCGGATGGTATACCTAATATTCTAAGTGAAGATGATATATTTCTAACAGATAAGAAACAATCACCTATTACAAAGAAAAGATTAGAAGAATGGTCTAATATAGACAATATACCATTAGGCAGTGAAACAAAGAAGTTTTATGATAGAAATAAGAAGTTAATTGATTTAGAATTGATTCCTGGAATAATTGAAAATGAAATCCTGTCTAAATATAGACAGTATGAAATACCAGACAGGTCCAAACTGTTGCCGTATTTCATTGAAAATAAATTGAAGTCCTTGATGGAAAATATTAGTGACTTTTAATGAACATACGTATGGAGAAATATAATGGTACAAGATAATCCAAATCTAATATCCAGAAAAGCTATGACTGCTATGTCTAGTACAGCAGGTTCAGGTCGTCCTTTAGTACACGAAATATTTACGAAAGTAAATAACGCTAAAGATAAACCTAAGAAGATTGCCGTACTCAGACAGTATGATAGTCCTGCTTTGAGAATGTTAGTCAAAGGTGCTTTTGATCCTAAAATAGAGTGGGAATTACCACCAGGCGAACCTCCGTTTATACCAAACGAGGCACCTGAAGGTACTGAACACACTTTATTAGAGAATGAAGCAAAAAGGTTATGGCATTTCGTTAAGGGTGCTGATCCTAAGTTAAACAGTTTGAAAAAAGAAACACTGTTTATACAGATTTTAGAAGGCTTACACGCTGATGAAGCACAAGTCCTTTTAGATATTAAAAATAAGAAACTTAACAAAACATACAAAGGGTTTTCCGACTCAGTTGCTAAAGAAGCATTTGGTTGGAATGACGATTTTGTCACCCCATAGTCAAAATTAAGGGGGTGTGCTAGAATAGCGCCCCCTTAAATCATTGATTTTACTTACTTTTTTATCAAATTTTTTAGTTGACAAACCACTTCTTTTAGTGTATATTATACCAATAAATATAAACAAGGAGAGATTATGCGATTTTTGATTACAATTACCACTGTGTTGGGAATGTTATTGACGTTTCTAATATGGGGTTTTAACACTGCCAATGCTGGTGAAGACTACAACAAGGCAGTTATTGGTCACGTTATACAATCAAAAGTGAATGGTACTAACGTTGATGTGAGTAAGTTAATGGAGGGTGAGTTAGAAAAACTTGCTCATCAATTTGCCATTGAATCAATTACTATATTACAAGCTTATTTACCTGCTATATTAGATGGTGTTGCTGCTGATCTAAGATTAAAAGCCGATAAAGAGTACAAATGTGCTTTATTAAAAGGTTCTAAAATCGAAGATAAACAATGTCAGTAACAGAAATATTAATTTTGATTTATTATATAATACCATATCCAGTATGGATAATAATACTTGCTGGTATAATTGGGTATATAATTTTAGAAGTAAAGGAAATAAATGTCAAAAACACAGAAAAAATTAAGGATAAAGAAACTCTTTAAACAAGATTTTTCCGTGAAAAAGAAATATAAAACAACGTACAGCGATATTAAAAAATACTTTCAAATTATCAATGATGTTGTATTTGACAATATATTATCTCCATTTAATGAAATTAAAATTAAATATATTAAAGACAGAAAAGTTAAATGTTGGGGACAAGTTTGTATATTTGAATGGAAAAGAAAAGGCACAAGACAATATCATTTAGAAATGTTGCCTGAATACCCAACAAAAAAAGATTTTGTGGACACTTTAGGACACGAAATGGTACACCTTTATCAAATGGCAAATGTCGGTGATACAGGTAACCACAATGCTTTGTTTTATAGTTTTAAACCTAAACTAAAACAAATCGGACTAACATTATAATCCTAGGGAGGGATTTTATATTATGAGTAAAGAACTTGACAAGTACCTAAAAGGCGTTATCAAAAAAGTGCCAGAGGCAATTCAAAACTTTTTAGATGACACAAATGGCGAATATTCAATGGTCTACTATGTAGGCAATTGGCAAGATGATGTCTTAAATAATTTTACACAAATACAGGCAGATAAAATATTTGCTGAAATGAGAAAGTTCCAAGATAAATGTTACTTCTTTCAAAAGAAAGTTAACGGCTTAGACTACGAAGACGCCAAAGAAAACAAGTATCAAACATACGAGTATCAGATTAGGAGATTTTAATGCCAGTTAAAAAATTAAATTTCAAAAAATATGTTGTTATTGCTTTAGCAATTATTGTATCTATTGTAGGTAGTTACGTTTACGGTACATTTAAACCTAACAATTGGGTTACACAAAAACTACAAATAGAATCAGAAACTAAACACTCTATTTGGGCAAAAAATTTAGGTCTTCACGCTCCGTCTATGAACTATAAAACAAATGTACAGTTTGTAGAAGAACTAAAAAAATGTGTTGACTTTTTAAACTTTCAAACACCACCTAATTTAAGAGTACCATTAGATATGTTAGTGGCACAAGCTGTATTAGAGTCAGGTTGGGGTACAAGTCGATTTGCTGAAGAGGCAAATAATTTATTTGGTATTCGAACTTGGGATAAAGATAAAGGTATTTTACCTGTTGGTATGAGTAAAGATACACCTTGGCGAGTTAGATCCTTTGAAACAAAGTGTGATAGTGTACAAGAATATATGAATCTATTAAACTATCATAGTGCTTATAAAGATTTTAGAGAATTAAGAACACAAATGTTTAAAGAGAATTTACCTTTAGATGCTAGAAAACTAATTAAAACTTTAGATGCTTTTTCTACTACGGCAGATTATGATGTAAGAGTTATTAATATGATGAGTAAAGTAGATGAAGTAATGTCTTCAAAAGAGTGGGAAAAAATTGATGAGCAAATAAAAATAGAACTCAAAGAGAAACCACCTGTTCCTAAAAGTAAACCATAAATAATTTAATGTTTTTAACTTTAATCACTTTTTTATCAGCAATAAGCATATCTATAATTGCTGCTGGTTACTCTATCATAGGTTTGGCTGCTATATTTGCTGGTGCGACAATGCCTATTATTGCTATGGGTTCAGCATTAGAAGTTGGTAAACTTGTTGCCGCCAGTTGGCTCTATCAAAATTGGAAAAATAGTTTAGTACCTACCTTATTAAAAACATATCTGTTTATTGCTATTGTTATTTTAGTATTCATTACTTCAATGGGTATCTTTGGTTTCTTATCTAAGGCACACCTTGACCAAGTACAACCTGGCAGTAATAATACTTTACAAATAGAATTATTAGATAATCAAATTAATCAACAACAAAAAATTGTTGATCGTTCACAAAAAACTTTAAATCAATTAGATGCTGCCTTAGACAAATATATTGATATGGAATATGTCAGTAGAGGATTAAAAGAACGTGAAAAACAAAAAACAGAACGAGAAGAATTAAGTTTAGCCATTAAAAATGCTAGTACAGAAATTGCTAAATTAGAAAATGAAAAGTTTTCTTATCAAAAAGAACAGTTAAAATTAGAGGCAGATGTAGGACCTTTAAAATATATTGCTGAATTAATCTATGGTGAAGAAGAAGCAAGAACTCATTTTGACGAGGCAGTGCGATTAGTTATTATCATACTCATATTTGTATTTGATCCTCTAGCCGTATTGTTGTTGATTGCTGCTAATATTTCATTAAAAGAACGTAAACTTAAAAAGAGATTAGAAGAAACAAACGAAAAAGAACGAGTTGAAAAGAACTTACAAAGAACTAAACTACAGAATCAGAAATTACGTAAAAAAGAACGTGATTTTAGAAAGATGGT